TCGACATTTCGTTGAGGTAAGCGTCGGTGCATTCGTTCCCGAGCAAATCCTCGGGGTCCATCGCTTCGCCGAAGGCGCGGAAGCGAGCGATCAACAGGCATGGTCCCCAGGCATCCTGGAACTGGATCACGTGCTCGGCCGCGCGAGGCTTGGCGCCGGTCCATCGCGATCCCGGCAGATCCTGCGGCAGGATTTTCCACCACGATGGGATTGTGGCCGACCAAAGATTGTCGTATTTCTGCCGCCACACGCCGAGCACATAGCGGCGCACTCCGTCGGATCCGGGGTAGATGCGCGACGTTTCCAGCAACGCCTTCTTGATTGAGGCCGTCGTCTTTCCTGAGCCGCCAGGCCCGGTGATGAGACTGATTGGCGCCTGCGAGAGAATATACGCGTCGCTCACCGGCCCGGCGCTTTCCAAAAAGTTGATCGGACCGGTGGCGCCGGTTTTTCCGAACAGCGCGCGCAGTTCGCCGTCGGACGCGCCGCTCGCCAACGAGCGCGCCAGGTTTTCTCCCGGATCGCAGGCACGCAGATGATCGTTGAGCGAGCCGAAATCGAACGCCGTCATCGCGCGCCTCGCGGCTGACGGCGTTTTTGTTTGTTTGGTCGGGCGCGCTCCCCGCGCCCCTGATACCAAAAATTTTTGATCGGCCGCCCGCAACCTTGCCGAACGGTTTCGAAAAATCGCCGGTAAGGCCCGGCGGCGGGCGACCGGCGCGTTCGGCGGGTATGCCCCCCCGGGAGGGCCCGGGGGGGCACCCTCGCCGCGCGGCTGCGGGCGCGCGCGGGCGACATCACCGGCAATGCGGATCGGACGCGCGGAAGGCAGCCGGCGCGTCCCAATGCCGGTGATTTCAGAATAGCGGGATGATGCGCGAGAAATGCAGCATTCATGGGCTTTTCTCCGTCCCGTGCGACACATCGCCGTGAGACACGATCGGCGCGGCATCGCTAAGTGCTTGATTTTGCTCAGCGTCCAAATAGAGCCACGGCGCCTGGCCGCCGGCCTCTTTCGGCGCGCCGAACGCGCCGAATTGCATCAGCATCAGCGGCACCGGCCGGCCTGTGTCGTCCACCGGAACCATCTTGGATGCGAAATACGGCGCGAGCTCGCGCCATAGCGACGCGAGCCGGTCGAAGGCTTCGAGCCGCGTGCATGAGAGCTCGCGCGCGAGACTCTCTGGCGAGTGCATGGCCCACTGCATCATGGCCTGCAGCGGATTGAGGCCACGGCGGAGCAGATACTCGCGGAGCTCTTTGGTTGAGCGATTCACCGCGCCTGGCGGACGGCCGCGCCGGTGCGCAGTCATCGCGCGGGCGAGCTCGCCCGCGTGACGCTCCGGATCTGCGCTCGGGAGCTCGAGGAGCTCCGCCTGCTCGCCAGCGGCCGCCGCACGGGTCGCCGCAATCTCCGCACCCGCCCCGGCAACGGCATCGGCGACGACGCGATCGGCACCATTGTCGCCGCTCAAGCCAGCCCCGCCGAATAAATGGGATTATTTAATTCGTGGCGCGGGTGGCGCGGGTGGCGCGGCAAGCAGTGTCTGTGGTGTCTAATCAGGTGTCTTGCGCTAACGTATTGACCATCAGTAGTTATTTTTAGTTTTAGACACTTAGACACATCAGACACACACATACCCTCGCATGCGCGCGCGCGCGCGCGCGCGAAGCACTTGCGGTGTCTTGGGTGTCTAAGTGTCTGCATTGCGAAATTGCGCTGCTTGTTCAGGCGGTTAGGTCTAGACACTGGCGCAGACACTCGGTCCGCCCAGTGTCTTGACCCCGCGCCCATCGCTGTAGGTGTAAGGCTTCGCGATGCTGGCACGGCGCGGCGCGCGTCAATCATTACTCGCAATGAGGAAAACGAGTGTTCGGCCGCGCAGTCGGCCGACCGAATTTTCTTTTCGAATTCAAATGGGTGAGGGCGCGGGCCAAGCGATCACGATCTTGTGATTGTATATCATAGGCAAAATCTGCATAGGATGAAGATGCATAAGCCATTCGCAGCGGCTCAACCAAGGGAGTAAGTCACATGTGCATCCGTTCACAGTGGACGCAGGACATCGTCGCCACGTTGCGCGACAAGGTTTTTCCCGAAGATATCGACGATCTTGGCGACTTCGTCGCCCGCTTGCCGGAGAAGCGTTTCGCGCATCCGCTGGCGCTGATCGCCAGCATGGTGAAAGCGGACCTGATCGACGACGACGATTTCCGGTCCGCCGTGCGGGCGATTGCGCCGGTCATCCGCAGCTATGCGGCGTTCCGCCGCCGCCAATTCGATCTTTTTGAATGCCAGCCGCAAGCGGCGCAGTCGGTGCCGCTTGCTGATGGCCTTCGCCATCCCGCCTCGCAGGGCGGAACAAGCAAAGGAGTACGTGCAATGTTTGGACGTCGAAATGGCCACGATAGCGACGCTAGCGCGCCGATCACCGGTGATACGCGTTTCGCCACTACGTTCGCGGGCGAAATGGCGCTCCGCAAACAATCCAAGTCGGCAGCCGCGCCGATCAACGAGCGGGCCATGGTCAATGCTGGCCGCGCGCCCGCGAAGCCGTCGCGCGCTACGCCAATCATGCGCAGCTTGGCGGACAGGGAGGCCCAGTCACAGCCGCCGCGGCGGTCGAAATTCTTCGCGGAAATCCGCACCAATGCGGGAAAGGTCAAATTCCGAACCCCGCGCGGTTTCGACACAGCCGAGCTCGCCGCGGCCGCGGCGTTCCGCGACGGCCCGCAATGGGCGCGAGAGTGTCTGACCTATACGGGGGTGCAAATCCATCATCGGTAATCGGTGAAACGCGGACGGCGCGCCAATGCGCCGTCCGACTACAGCGAAATCCCGAATTTGGAGAGACAAATGATGACATACGACGAACCAACCTATTACGAAATCACCGCCGCCCACCCCGACGGCCGGCGCTATCTAGTCTGCTACGCCAACGGGAGCCCATCTGGGGTGCGACTGCGGCGATGCATCTGTGAGCGCGGCAGGGCCATTATCGACACTCTCGGTCTGCCGGAGGACGCTGCATTCGGCAAAATCACCGTGAAGCCGTGGCCGCACACCTACATCGGCGATTGGCGGATCGGATACACTGCCCGAACAAAACGGCAGATCATCATGGGCAACGAGCTCCGTCACCCGCTCGTGCGGGTGCGAGAGAACTAGGGTCGCCAGCAAGGGCGGCAACGGTTGTCGCCGTTGCCGCCTCGTGGTGGCATCCCGCCATCCCGCCTTCGCAGGGCGGTCCATCAAGGAGGTAAAATGACCATGTACCGGATCGTGCAATGCCTTGAAGGCAAGCTTGTCGAAAGCCATACAACGAATATCTTGGATTGGATGGCCGTGCGCGGGTTCCGGCAAATTGGCCGCAACTCCAATCTGGCCCAGCACGAAGCCTTGCACGGCGAGCCGCGCTTTGCTGACTTTGTCGGCCCGATGTTCGACGGCGACGCTGTCCGCTATGAGGACAGCAGAGCTAACGAGATGTTGAGCATCTGAGGATGGCGACCATGTCCGATCAATCGTCTGATGCTAGCCTCGACTTGCGAGAGCAGATCGTGCGCATCGACAAGATGATTCTTGAGATGCAGCGCACGCACCAGAAAATCCGGCTGGCGCCGTGGCAAGTCGCGCTCGCGGGGATGACCAGCGGCGCCGCTTTGTTCGCAGCCGGTGCCGCATTCTTCAGGCTGCTCTCGCCTTGAAACAGAAAGTCGCGCCCGGGCGTTCGCAGCGCCCGGGCGCCGGAGTTTTTTTTGAAACCCCGGCCGAGCGACCAAGGAGTAGGGTCGCTGGCAACGCCAAGGATACATCATGCAGAAAAAAAATATCACTCGCGCGGCCGATCGCCGGGATGGCGGAGAATTTTTTGCCATGAGCGCTGACGAATACCGCACCGCGCTGGACAAGCTCGGCTTCGCCGGATCGATCGAGGGCAAGCGCGCCGCCGCCAATGACGCTGGCTTTTCCGCCGCGGCGCGGTTCTTCGGCGTGTCGCCGCGCGCCGGCCAAGCTTGGGCCAGCGCCGGGCCGCCCAACGCCGTCGCGGTCGCACTGCGCCTCATGCTGGCGCTTGACATCACGTTCGCGACCGCGGTTGCAGCGCTCGCGCGCAAGCGGCGCTAGGCTCATCGTTCCGGCGCGTCGTGATAATTCTGCAGCACGACCAGCGTGCAGCGCTGCTGCACGCCGCCGATGGTGACCCGGTTGCGCGCGCGGTCGGTGATGACGATGTGCGCCGGCGCCTGGCGCAACGCATCCTTCCACGGGCCGCCGGCGCCGGGCGAGCCGGCCCATTGCGTGCCATCGAATAATTTGCCGACGAGCGGCGACGAATTCGGCACCGCAAGCACATAGCCGAGCTTATGCTCGGCGACCTCGCCTGGCACCATCAGCCCGAGCCCGGTCAAGGCGAGCTCGTTGCGCGCCTGGCCGATCGTAAAATCGCCGTCGAGCGCGACCAGGTCGAGGAGCAGCTTGCCGACGGTGGTGCGCGCGCCGTTGCGCCAAAACGGCACTTGCGCGGTCAAGAGCCAGGTCAGGCAGGCGCGCCAATTCGGCGCCGCGTCCTCGACTTCGGGCAACCGATCGGCGGCGAGGTGCTCGCTCCAATATTCCAGCTCGGCGCTCAGCGGCACGCCGAGCGCTGCGGCGAGCTCGGAGCCGAGCATCATGTCGGCGCAGGCGAGCAAGGTGCCGTAGGTTTTCTGCCCGCGCGCATCGTGACCGCCGGCGGAGAGCGCCTTGGCGTACTCGTCATACAGCGCTGCAAAGCGCGGCCATTCGATCATGAGCCGGGCGAGAATTTTGCGCCCCGCAGTGTCGGCGTCGATCGGCGGCGGCATCACCTGATCGCGATCGAGCGGCCGCAGGCGCAGGATGGCGACGCGCGATAAATCCTGCGCGCTCTGCAGCGGATTGTTGATCGCCGAAAACAGAAACGCCGAGCGCATCTGGAATTCGACGCCGTGATGATCGGCGCCACCGCGCGAGGCGAGCGCGCCGGAGGACGCCGCGCGCATCAGCCGCACCACGGCATCGACCTTGCGATTGTCGGCGCCGGCTTCGAGCTCGTCGACCGCGACCGGGCGCGCGTCATGCGCCATCTTCTGATAAATGCCGGCGGCGGTCGTATCTGCGCTGTGAAACAGCGCGTCGCCGAACAAATCTTCGAGGCCTTTTTGCAGCGTCGATTTGCCCGTGCCCTTGTCGCCGACCAGCACCACGGCGGGCCGCCAATCGAGCGCGCCGCCGAGAAACGCCACGCCGATCCAGCCGAGCAGCAGCACCGGGTCCACATCCGGCCGCTCGAAGCGCCAGCAGCGCAACGTCTGCAGGATATCGCCGGCCGGATTATCGGCGGCGCTGATCGGCTGATCGTAGGGCGGGGGAATTTCCGGCAGCAGCGGATAGAGATGGTTGTCCACCATGCCGGTTTCCTGCGGCCGCCAGAATGCCACGCCGGCGCGCAGCTCGCAGCGCCACAGCTCTTCGCCGGCGTGATAGATCAGCGAGCCATCACGCAGCCGCCAGGCGCCGCGGCCGCGCAGCTTGTTGTCGGCGGAAAACTGGCCGACCTCGCTGCACGCCTTCATCAGCATCTCGCGGATATCGTCGTCCTGAAAGCTTTTGATCGGCGGCGCCTTGGCCGCCTCGCCGTCCTTGGCCGCCGGCGCGCGGCCGTAGCGCGGCGCACACCACTTCGGCCAGTTCGGCGCGCGCGCAAACAAGTCCTGAATGCCGGAATGCGAGAAGTCGCTGGCCGTGAACGAGCGGAACTGCCCGGCGCTGTCCATCAGGTGATACAGCGGACCTTCGCGGCCGAGCGGCACCACCGGGCAGGGATCTTCGACCGGCATGCCGAGCGCGTTCGGCGTCCACTTGCCGGGCAGCGCGCCGCCGCGCGCCTGATCGGGCGCGGGATCGGCGAATTTCTTGCGCCGCTCGAGCTTGCGCCGCGCGTCGCTGATCGACGCGGCGACTGCCGCCTTGCCGTCGTCTTTGCCCTTGGATGCCATCTGTTCAGAGCGGGCAGTCCGCGTGCTCGCAGGCCTCGGCATGCGCGCGATCGTTGATGACCTTGTTGCAGACGACGCAGTGCTGCGGCCACCGCGCCGCGATCCGCCGCGCGGCGCTGGCCGTCGAGCTCGGCGCGCCGTCGATCGGCACCACCTTGTAGCCGGTGAGCGCGATCGCCTTGCCGATCAGCGCCACGGTCGGGTGGCCGTCGGCGAGCGCGAGCGCGATGTTGAGCGCGACTTTCACCTCGGGCGGCAAGTCGCTCATGCGGTCTCCGTCAGCTGGCGGGTGAGCGCGTCCCGTTCCGCGCGCGTGAGCGGGCGGGGATCGTTGGCGACATCCTCGGGAAGTCCGCACCAGCGCCGCCAATAGACGCGCGTCGTCGGCACGGTACTGTCGACGAGCTGGAGGGCCATGCACAGCAGGTGATGGCCGATGACCGCCCTCAGGCTCATGCCGCACCCCGCAGCGTGTCGTTGAGGTCCTTGCCGACCGGCGCCGCGATCTCGGCGACCGGCCGCCCTTGCCGCTCGAGCGCCGCCTTGCCGCGCGCGAAGCTTTGCGCGGCGGCGTGGTTGCCGTGATCGTTCTCCCGGTGCAGCATCACACTATCGACACACGCTGGCAGCACGACGTTCGCGAGGTTGCCGAGCGATATGAACGCCCAGGTGCGATACTGCGGCGCGGCGATCGCCGCCGACAACGCCGTCTCGATGCCTTCAGCGAGCACCAGCGTCTCGCGCAGCCCATAGCGCTCGGCCTCGCGCACTGACAGCCCGCTCTCGCCGCGCCACAGCGGGATGACGAGGCCGCGCACATCGGGCCAGCATTTGCGGTTCGGCGTGAGGTCGGCCTTGGTGAAGGTGACGGGATCGATCCAGGTCCGATGCACGGCGCGGATGGCGCCGGCCGGATCGATGCAGCCGGCGATCATGCAGGGCGCGCAGCGATCAGTTTCGGCATGCCGATGGTTCGGCAAGTAGCGGATGATATGCGGCGCGCGCACG